AAATCAACGCTGGTTATCGGATCTGTTGGATCTATACCTGTTAATGTAGTGCTGAGTTCAAGGAACTTGTTTTTAAATTTAGTATATTCTTGTTGTGCATAACGTAGGCTGTTGATAAAGTTTGCAGTGTTATCTATCAAGAATAGGCTGGCATACGGAGTTGGACTACTATGTTGTAGGATGGTGCCGCCTTGTTGCTTGATATCGATGTCTCGTAAATTGCTTTGACCTAAGATGTTACCATCAAGTATCGTGCTGTTCTGACCTAGTGCGATCAAATGGTTACGTATCTGACCCAGTGTTAATGTGCCGATATCAGCATTCTGCGCATTTAGATCTAAATTTTGTGGGACTTGGTAGAACCCTAGTTTACTGATCTCTGAACTGTAGATTAATATGTCAACTTGATCTCCTACAGTTAGTGTAGTCGATAGTGTTATCGCACTGTTGGCCAATGTCCACTGTGTTGGTTGCAGATACTGGAAGTTTTGGAAAACTTTGGTATAAGGTATAGTAGATGCTGTAGCTGGTGTTATGTCAATAACAAATGGATTATTGGTTCCATCAAATACATAACTGATCTGTTGATATTGATGACTAGGTTCTGGAACGGTCAGCCAGGTATTTCTAGGCTGTAGAGTTTCCGCCGTGATAATTTTTTGTAGGTAACCGAGACTGATTGGTTTAGTAACGATAATACCTGTATCATCTTCTACATAACTGAAGGTATCAGTGTTGAAGTAATTTCGGAAATTGATATCACCTTGTGTTTGGAAGTTTTTGTAGCTGAGATAAAAATCAGTCACAGGATTATTATTGCTGTCATATATGACAGGTATAATACCTTGGCTCAATATCGAGTCGGCTATACCTGTAGTGGCTCTCACGTAGCCAAATAGTTGTGTTCCAGTAAATGTGCTTCTAGTATATGTAGAATAACTCTTGCCTGTGGCATCTAACACATCAAATAATGGCGGCTGTTGTAGTGCTGTCTTGGCCTGGCTTTCATTCCAGCTGACTCCATCATACCACCACTGACTACCTTTGTATTTGCCTAGCTTAACTACCGTAGTAGCATAAGCACTTACTTCACCATCATCAGCTAAGGTCAATTCTATATGTTTGTCGCCCGTTGGCAATCCTTGGTCATCAACTTCATATTGCACTAAATTTAATATATAGATCTTGTTACGAACTAATGGATCTTGATCTACGCCAAAGATCACACGCATACCATCAAACAGAGTCACACCAAATGCTGTCGCATAGGTCTGACCTTGTAGTTCAGTGAAAGCGTTTACTATATCATCATCTAATATGTCGATTGGTGCTAGCCCGATACGGCCTTCATTGACTAGTTGCATATCACAGTCAAACTGCACGATAGGACGCTGTGCCCGACTGGCTTGATCAAACACTGGTGTGGTATCGTTGTAGTCTGCTGAGGCTAATAAGACATCAATATGGAACCAACGGTTATTTCGTGACCACGCATTTCGATCTAAGCTAGCACGATTGATAGTAATATAGTCAGGGAATGTTTCAGTAGGATAATTTAATTCAAGTTCATCATTATATACTTCGGGTGTGATCAGTTCATCAACTGATACCAGTCTTATGCCTCCATTTAAAAGGCCCGTATCTCCTACTTGTTCTACATAGTATTGACTATTTTGATAATCTGCTGGAGTTACATCATCTCCAAACTGTATCTTTAGTCCTGATGTAAATTCAACTCCATTGGGACTGGTATAATTTTCTTGTCCTAAGATGTCTGTATCAACATCTATAGTCCATGCATTGTATTCTACTACTTTAACATGAGTGTAGATATCACTGCGAACTCCGTCCTGGACCCAAAGTTCATCCAATTGGCTGGTAATCAAGGGAACTTGTTTTAAGAAGCCGTCGTAGTCTTTGTAGTATTCTTTATTAGCGTTGCCTATACCATATCTGACATAGATTTTTTCATCAGCTTCAACTGCCTGTTCAAATATCAATCGAACGACTGGATCTACTGATCCGTCCGCATTGGTAGCTCCGCTGTTCACATAAACAACTCTCCATACACCATATCTTTGTGCTTCCGGAACTAAGTTTCCTGCACCAAAGTTTGAATCAATGAACGTGTAGGATCCCGCAGCATTGGCTGTGAGATTGGCACTCAGGGTAATAATATTAGCAGTGCTGACATTGACCACAGTGGTCCCAGCTGGTATACCTGTGCCTGTGACTACTAGATTAGCTAATACATTAAATCTCGAATTCACAGTTAAAGTATTAGTGCCGACATTACCGCTGGTAGCTGTAGAGGTAGTAATAACAACGTTAGGATTAGTCCAAACTTCATCTCCGTAGTTTTCTGATTGTTGGACATTGACGAAAGATAGATGTTTGCCGTTTAGCTGTCCAGTGATACCACCATACTGGGGATATTCATCTAAGAATGATGACAACAATTGATTTTGTAATCTGTTATATGGTAGTGTGTTAAATGGTGTCGCATAGTCTACTGAGTAGACCGTTTCCATAGCCAAGAATCTATCCTGTGCTGTAGCAGATGGAACATTAAATGTTACAGTTCCGCTGTCAGCACCATTATTGCTAACGCCTAATATGTCTCGAGAACTCAGGGTCGGTGTAGCTGATACTACACCATCAACACCTAGTTCAGTTTGTATCCAGAAAGGATATCCTGGTTGATCGACTACGAATCTATAGACTCCGCCACGAGCTAATATAATACTATTATCCACCACATCATTGTTCTTAAAGATGTAGCGTCCGTTAGCTGGATCACGTGTTACAGTATAGGTTATGTCAAGATCTAGACCATTGGTGCTGATCTCTACTGGAGCAGGACCATCAGGCAACCAATAGTATTGGCTGAAGTTAACAAACTTATCAAAGCTAATCTTAGGATCAAACGTGTAATATTCTTGTTCAAACAGTCTGCTGTGATCTGTAACGATACCACCATAGTAACTGATCTTGTCTAGTAGATCAACATAAGTGGCAAAGAAAGTAGTGACCTGTTGATTACTACGTATGACTACGCTAGGTTCAAGTTGATAGTTTTGTCGATCCGCAGTAGATTCTAATACATAACTGTCAGTGCTCTTATATGTGGGAGCAAATCTGCGACCAATATAACCATACAATGTCATAAAGTCGGGATCTGATACCAGCTGATCTAAGGTGGCTGACAAGAATTTCTGATTGGTGTCAGACCTAAAGGTAGTTGGTAAAAAATTATATGTTTTTCTTTCAGCCATTATATTCCCAATTAAGCAGTAATAAGTGCACCAGTTTGATTAATCTGTGCGGCAGTGATAGCACTGATGATCTTAACATCATTCACTGTTGCGGCACTGGTAATAATTTCATTAATTTCACAATTAACCTGCATCAAGCTACCAAATACGCTGGCTTCGTTGGCCGGCACTATAATGATACTGCTGATGTTTGGCACTAGTTGCACATGCAGATAAGCCGCAAGCTCACTGAAGTAAAATGTTTCACCAAAATCCCAATTCTCTACAGCAAAATAACTGTTAATGGCCGAGATAACTGAAGTCTGTATTTCATTATCACTGATGACCACGTTAGGATTTTTAACTACTTTGAACTGTGCTTGTAGTGTAGGATCAGCTTTGGCACCAAACAATGGTTTAAACTGTGCAGGATTATAGATAATAGTGTCGCTGACCGCTTTATAATCATCTAAGGTGTTGTAGTTAGTTTCTAATTCTTCGCTGGTAGGTAAGCTAGGTTCGGTGATAGTTCCTGTGATGTCCTGTGCCCAAGCGAGATAGTCAATACTGTACTGTTGTGTAAGGATATACAAGTCGATAATATTGTTGGGACTTGGATCAATACGACGATTGTTTGGACTGTTGTGGCGATATTGGAAATATAGATCCTGGCGACCAAGTTTGGCAATATAAGTTTCTGGTGGGCTTAGTGTTGTGGTCAGATTTAATGTATATACCTCTCCACTGATTGATAGTTTATAGAACTTGTCGTCTGGAACGATATAGAACAATTGACCATTTTGATATAGTGTGGCCGCTACTTGTGCATCTCGTAGAGTAGCATACTGTGACACCACTAGATCATTGCTGACTGGAGTTTCTGTTACGAAATTATCATAGCCAGTTGTTGATTCAAAGTAGACATACTTGTTGGTAACGTCTACATTAGGATTGACCAGTAGTTCAAATAGTTCGGGATTATCTGGGATACCATCATTGTCGCTGTCGCTGAACGTAACATATATCCTGTTGATATCTACATATCCATCAACCTCAGTGATGCTCTTATAGATATTCCAGATATAATCTAATGCCAGGGGATTGCTGTCATCGGGCTGTGTGTTGACTTTTAATACTTTGATCTGATCTTTAACCGTTAACCCTGTTGACGCATCAAAAATCTTAGTAGTGCCATCATAATAGAAGTTAGTTTCCTGAACGCTTTCAAAGATATAGTCTAATCCACGATATGATACTGTGTATGTTTTACCCACTGTCTGGAATGCTATCAACCAACTGCTGTCCAGAGCATTGCCACTGGTATCACCGGCGTAGGTCAAACTAAATTCATCTGTGGTATTTAAATTCTGTGGGGCTATGATAGTCCATGCTGCTGTATCTACATCATAGCGCAGACCAAAATTAGCGAAAGCCTGTATGTAACCTACCATGGTTGATACTAATGCAGTTGAGAATGCGTTATTGAATACCGCAAAAACTCGATCGGCTTCTGCGGTCTCATTAGCAGGGAGAATCTGATTGATAGTAACCGGGCCATCACCATTGCTCAAGTTGCCTTGTCCACCATTGGTTCCATCGCCCACTACTAATTCAATAGCAGCATACACATAATACTTGTCACCTGGGCTACGGGGTGTTCCTGCTTTTATGCGATTCTGTGAATCAAAATAATTGCCTGTGCCTGCTGAAAACTTAACTATAGAACTCTGTGTGATATATTTGTTGGCACTGGTTACCGCAGCACCGATCTGCAGGATTTTGCCATCGCTGTCTTCAAAATATCCCGTGCAGCCATTGGCGATCACCGTTGAAGTATGCCAATAAGTATCTGTCAGATCTATCAGAGGATAGTGTGCATAGAAAAACTGTAGAGTTTCTGGTGCTTGCGCTATAGTCGCTATGCGATCATAGATCACTCGATAGATATCATTAGTAGTAAAATAATCAAAGCTAAATGTATTAATAGTATTATCTCTATATAAGATACCGTCTTGTGCAAAGATGTTAGTGCTGGAATATTTGCCAGTGACATCGATAACATCTAGATAACGACTGATACCTGAACTGGTCCTATTCACTGCTTTGACTTTTAATACATCTGTGAATAGTGTATAAGGTAAGATATTATAATCTTCACCTGTGACCATGCGATTCTGTGTATAAAATTGTTGTGGTGCTTTTTGTTTTACGCTGTCAAGACTTTCACGTGTGGTAGCATTAGCCACAGTATATTGTAGACTAGCAGTAATAGTGATAGTTTCAACTCGACCAGTAGCACTGATATAGTTGATAGGTATGACTACGCCTTGCATTTCGTCTGGTGTAATCTTGTATTGTAGGCCATTGCTGACACGATAGTAAAGCCTGTAATTGCCCTGTGGAATATTAGCAAATGATCCATCACCAAAGATTAGATCAATCTGGTCACCAGCACGTGTGTTTACCTGATAGATGTTCTTGTTTAGTGTGGCATTATAGATAACATTTGTGTTAGCCACTGCTGGAACTTTTTCCCATAGAGTATCAAGGTTACCATTGCTGTCTAGACTATATAACCAAACATCGGTGTTGTTAATATTGTTTGCATTAACAGCATATACTCGATTAGGGATACTCTCAGCTAGATTAAAATCTAGACTCTTGAGTTCACCTTGTTTGAAATATAAGAAATAACCAGTGTTGGCACTGCCGTTGCCTAGATTGTCATTCTTATATAGGAAATTAAATGGAGCATTTAGCTTAGGATCAGTTTCATAGATGTAGGTCTCGCCTGAACTCGTAGGACTCACTATCTCAAAGCTCATCTGTGTGCCTGCTACAGTAGATTTAATACTGTATGTAGACAGGATATTGGGCACTAAATTGATCTGATATTCTTCGTTGGTGATACCATTGATGATCTGTGTATACGCAGGTTTACCTACAGCTTGATTGTTGACCAAACTAGCATTAATTATCATGGTCATCTGCTCTAACCAATTGCTGTTGCCTGCATCCGCCCAATTGATCACAAGACCCGAAAGATTGATACCGTTGCTGTCGTAGACATTTTCTGTGGTGCTGACACTGTCAAATTTTAGGAAACCTCGGCTATTGACATTACGTTTAGGATTATAGCTAATTAGTCGAGCTAGTTTAAGGATACTATCACGGCGTTGTGCCGTATCAATGAAATTCTCACGTGCATTTAAGTCTGCACGGAAAGCCAAGCTCTGACCTAGGAACGCAACCATGTCGATTAAAGCGATAAATTCGCTTGATTCAATAAAGTCATTGAAATCTTCTGGATAGTATAACTGTAGATAGCTGACCATGCTAGCACGTAGTGTTTCGTAGTCGTAGCTCTGGAAGTCAGCATTGCGGAATGATTGATATAGCTTAGTCCAATCTTCTGCAACTAATAAACTGGTTTGTCGTGTGGTGGTTGCCATGCTATTTCCCTATTATCTAGTATTTATCAGGAAAATAAACTGTGTAGTTAATTACTGTGCTGTTAGAGTATTGTTCTGGCTGTTAAAATTCATTAACATGAGATTGGTTTGATTTGTTGACACATATCGTAATTGTAGTTCTATCTGTATGCCTTGATCATACTCTGTGATAACGATATTATCAAAGCTCACACGTGGATCATAGCTGGCGATAGCCTTGACATCTGTAGCTATAACACTCTTTAGGTCATCAGTAAAGGGCTCATGTAGGACATTCCAGATGATAGTACCAAAATTTGGACGCATCAGCTTCTCACCTTTGCGTATATTGAAATGATTGATGATATCCTGCTTGATCAGGTCAAAATCAGTCAGGCGGAAGTTCCTGCTGGGTGCTAGAGTGCTGAATCCTTTGTATGTAGTAGCCATATTAATATTTAGCCTTGGTTAACTTCCTGGACTTTTGTGGATAACAGTGATGCTGCATACTTGCCTTGATTAAAGAATTCTGCGCCAGTTCCACTGCCGTTCCTGAAAGTTTTAGCTAGATCTGGAGTTAATTTGTGTGCTACTGCCAGCATACCAGCTACATCGTCAGCTGACTGATCTGAAGTGATCGCTCCACTGGCTACCATGCTGGTATAGTTGATTTTTGTTATGTCTGACATGGCAGATTCCTGTTCAGCAGTATTGGTCAAGAAAGTATTGACACTGTCTATGCCATTTTTACCGATCCAGCTATTGGGATTCTGCAGATCTTCGTTACTGGCCACTGTGCTTTTTACATATCCACCTGATATCAATGAATTATAGTCAAATTGATATTTGCCCACAGCACCAGTAGTAGCATCTACTGAACTGTAGTCGTTACCTTGCCCTAGCTGTGCCATGAGTGCTGTGGTTTGATCTTGGCTCAATGATCCAACGGGTTCTCCAGCCGGAGGTTGATTTCTCAGATCTTTTAGCGTAGCAGGAGTTTGCACACCTGCACCACCTGCGGTTTTGGTAGCATCAACTGCTCCTCTATAGGGTTTAGGTTGTATGCCTGGACTAGTTGGTTTAAAAAATACACCATTGTCCCCTCGGGCAAAAGGTTCGTGCGTGGGTGCTACTGTTACTATAGAATTTAGTGTGTCAGGAACTATGCGCCAGACTCCACCGTTTAATGTTGAACTTGGTAATGAATTAACCTGTAGGGGATCTACACCTTTGACTGGCACTGTCTTACCGCTGTTCTGATAGATACCCGATCCTTCTGTAGCAAATGTGCCGCTGGCCCGCAGAGACATCGAAGCTGCTGATTCTACGTTAAATGCCGCACCG